TGGAAAGTCGATAACAGCTCGGAAGAAGCTGGAGCTGGTACGTGAACGTATACCCTTACTTTTAAATCAGAACTGTTTTTGTCGATAACCAACGTGTCGGAAACCTGTATTTTAGACACAATCTCATATTGTTGATTTTGGGCTAATGAAACGGTCTGATTTCCAATAATCACCTCTTTTGATTCCCCGGAAACATTATAGATATATGACGCCTTCAATATATAATCTCCTGCCGGGAGCAAAGCACGGTTCCCTATTTGCGGGACGGCTGTTGATATATTGATTGAAATTCCTTCCGAAACAACTTTATAAGAACCACCTTTGGCTGATGAAGCTAAAGTCTTATCAAGCGTCCATTCTGTATAAGAGGGAGTAAAAGGGCCGCTGCCTTCGTTGCTACTAGCGGTATAGTCTTCCTTATACGTAACTCGTGACGGAAAGTAGTTTATTTTGAGCGGTCTTGACGTATCGGATATATTACGTCCATTAACCTCTTTTACATCGAATATCAAATCTTTCCGGTAACTGGAAGGAATGTTACGGGTGGAACCGAAAGCGTAGATACGGGTCGCATAAGTGGTCTGGCTGTCGCTGCGTGTCATGCTGTTGACATTCACATTTTCTGTGTCTGTCAAGTCACCGGCTTTGAAATCAACAGGGGAACTATATTCACAACGTCCGAAATGAATAACGTGCTCTGTTATCCACCATTCACACTCCCATGTCTCCGCCATTTGTGTGAGAGCGTCGATCAGATTCACGTTATCATAGGAAACGAGCTTGGAAGTGTTTTCTACTGTGCTGTCAATCTCGTATGTAAACTCTTCCTCTCTGAATTTATATCCGAGTGCTTTCAGGTTATCAAGAAAGACTTTCAAATGCGTGTCAAGGGTAGCGGTGAGATTCCATGCGGCTTCGCGTCCGGTAGTTTCCGGTGTATAGAAAAACTTCTTGTTCTTCCATTTCCAGTAATAAGCATCAAGGCGGAGTTCGTAGTCGTATGCACCTGTCGTTGTATTGTAGGTAGGTTTATACAGGTCTACAAGCTCGAATATTCCCAACTCATTGTCTACGTAGTCACCTAGTTTGAAATAAACCGGATTGAAAAGGCTAAATAGCAAAGTGATATAATCTTCCTGCATCAAAAGGAAGTGTCTTTTCGAACCTTCATTGATAGGAGCCGAGAAACGAATGTTGCCGGATATGTCTTTGATGTTTACTGATTCCATAACACACCAAAGTTCGGAGATAAAAGAAAGAGTACCCAATTTTGGGCACTCGCATATACGACAATGAAATCAATGTCGTAAATTAGGTCCTTAAACTCGGGTTTGGTTCACAAAACTTCATTGAGCATTTACCAAAAGTTCTGTCTAAACTCTGCGCATAGGTGATACTTTTACCTAAATAAATCAAGTGATAAATGTCACTGCTGTTAGCTGGAATCTGAATATCAATCACACCTTTGTATAATTCTTCAAAAAAAGCCCTTTTTTTTGCTTGATAATCAGATTTAGAATTGCCTTCTATGGTAAAAGAGAGCGTTATTTCCCGTTCATCAATTTTGGGATTATTAATTATTACACGTTTTCCATGTTCTAATCGGGATTTATTTTCAATAAATTCTTTCATAGGTAATGATGCACCAAGCACATCAAGGAATTTATCTCCCATTCTTACACCCCAAGTCTTGTAAGCATCTCTACCATTTATTAATAAATCTGCCATAACCATTTATTTTGTTGATAATCCTTTGGTATTGTTTTTAACTTCCGCCATATCCTTCTGCATTTGCTGGATGGGTTTTATTATTGCTCCGGTATTTTCGGAGATTTGAACAAGTTCGAGATATGAACTTGCTATCAAATCACGTGTGTCATCGGCTATATTTCTCGTTTCCGTATTTATGGAAATAAGTGTATCCGCTTTCATCGTTAGAATATTTAATGATTGGGATTGAGTTATACTTTGATTCTTAATTTCTTCTCCGGCTATTTGCAAGGCGGTGAAACGCCCGTTAAGCTCGTCGATTGAATCCTGTGACGCAGTGGCAAAGCCTTTCTTTGAAGCTTCTTGGGATGAAGAGGAAGAACCACCAACAATGGCATCAATGTTCTTTGCTTCTTCTGTAGCAGCTTTTATAATATCATTCCAATCTTTTCTAAGATCGCTTATCTCTTCTGCTGTTAAATCAAGTTTTCCGTTTTCGTCACTATCAGCCAAAAGGGTATATTTTTTATAAAACTCTTGTGCTTTACCTCTTAGTTGGTCTATAACGAACGATTGTAATAAGGCGTTGCGCATTATCTCTTCAAAATCTTCTCCAAAATCTGCGATTCCTCTTTTTCCTCCTTTTAATCCTTCCAGTATTGCTTCTTCGAGACCTTGTGAAGTCGTTTGAAATAAATCCTCATTTAAAGTCTCTTCTAGCTCCTTAGTCTGGTCGTTGAGCTCTACAAATTTGTCAATAGCTTGTTGCATCCATTCCGGTAACTTAGACCAGATGTCGGCATTGCTTTTCATCGCCCAAATCGCTTCCTCTGATATGAGTTTGTTTTGTAGATCATATCCTCCATTAGCTTGTATGAAATCAAATATTTCTTTAGCTTGCGGACCTCCGAAGGCATATTCAGTCATTTTGCCAGCAAACTTACCACTTTTAAAAAGTTGAGCAAGCCCAAATGTTACAGCATCAACATCACCAACAGGCATAGATTTTACTATGTCCCTGTATGCCTTCTCTCTGGCTTTTTCAAGTGTTGTTAATGATTGGGTAGCTGTTGCAAAATAATCATTTCCTGCGGCTTCTTTGAGCAACTCCAGATAACGTTCTACTTGATAATTTATAGAATCCCAATATCCTTCCTGTCTACGTTGATATTCAATATTTCTTTCTTGTTCTGCTTTTGTAGAATCAAAGGCATTCATTACAGTACCCACTAATGTAGTTATGATCCCAACAATTCCGCTAATGCCTTTCACTGTGTCACCGGCAGACTTTTCACCAGTTTTGCCGAATACTTCAAATGCTGTGATGCCGTCATTTATAATATCTACCGCTTTTTGGATGCCTTCTCCCAGTTCATCGGAAAAAGTAGTTCCAAGAGAAGATAGAGAGGACCCTAATGTTGAAATATTACTCTTTATAGATTCGCTAGCTTGTTCCACATTACTCCATGAAGTAAAGGCTCCCTGTTTATCCCCTTTCTTTATTGCTTTCTGATACTTTTCATATTCTTCTTTCAATGTCTTGAAAGGGTTGCGAGCTATAAGGTTTTGGCGAGCATTATTTATGGTATCCATCATAGCTTTCATATCTGTAGCCGACAAGTTTGTAGTCTTGACAAGTTGTTCAGCATCAGATAATAATTGTTCAAGCATATCTGTAGGTAATGCATCAACATCTCCCATTAACATTTTCCAAACGCCAGAATCTTCGATTTCGCTTTTTGAAATAGAATCTATAGTTTTCTTACGCTGTTTTTCTAGTTCTTTTAGGGCATCTTCATATTGTTTCTTTTCAGAATCGCTTTTAGCTTTTGCTAATCCGTCCCTAAGTTTCTTTTCATCGTCTTGATACTGCTTCTCTATAGCTATGCGTTGAGCTGAATAATCACGATATTTATCTAGTATGGAATTTAATTCCTTACTTACATCGGCTATATCTTTCTCTCTTTTATTTTCAGCATTGGTATAACGAGCGGAAATTTCAATAGACTGCTCCGAAGTCAACTTTCCACCCTGTCTTTCACTCAAATCTTTTTCTTGTTTCTTGATGGCGTCAAGTTCTTTTTGATAGTCAAGGTCAATCTGTTTTAGCTTTTTCTCTGTGCCTTCCTTCATAAGATCTATTTCCGCCTGTTGATTTTGGCGACGGAGAGACAGAAGCTCTTCGGCTGATTTTTGTTGGTCTTTTTTTTGCTTTTCAATAGCTTTTTCTTGTTTAGATAAAGCATTGCCAGTGATACCTCCTAAATCTTTGTATGCTTTTTCGGTAGTTTCTTTTTGCTTTTTAGCTTCTTCGTATTGCTTTGAAGTAAATTTAGATTTGTCCTTTTCTATTTCAGATAGTTTCTTTTTGGCATCCTCCCAGTCTTTCTTCGCTTTCTCATAATCTTGTTTGTAAGTGGTTTTATTCTTCTCTGAATCAATTCGGGTTTGCTTGACTGATTTTGCTGTATCTATAAGTGTTTTTATGTCTTTCACATTATAGATTGCTTCATCAGACAAAGTACCCTTAATATCAATAGGCAAACGAAGTTTCACAGTTCCATTTTCCCCCTTTCCTCTGATACGCTTCTCCAACTCAGAGATGTAGCGGTCAAACTCATTAGTATTAACATCTTTAAGATTGGAAATGAACTGTTCGGAGATGCCTTTGCCTTTTTCTTGCAGCATGACATCACGCATAGCACGCAATTCTTTTAGTTTCTTCACATATCCATCAACGCCTTGCTGACCGGAAAGAGTTTTCAGCAGATTCTCGTAATATTTGATTTCAGATTCAATGTTAGAAAGTTCCTTGGTTTGCTTTTCTCCGGCACGTTTCGCATCTTCTTCCGTTATCTGTTGCTTTAGTTTAAGTATATCAGCCAACTTAATGGTTTCGATGTCATATTGAGCGAATATCTTAGGGTATTCTTTTCTTAACTCCGCTAAACTTCGACCTCTTTGTAAATCCGACAACGCTATATCACGAGAACTTTGTACGAGGGAATCAATCTTCTGTTTGTGTTCTTCTTCTTGCTTTTTAGCTTCTTCTTGCTGTTCATTAAACCTTCTCTGTGCCTTTTCTGCTTCTGTTGCCGAATCGCGGAAAGCCAACATTGCAACTCCAAGTCCTACTACAGCAGTAGCCAACAACACATAAGGATTGGTAAGCATTGCAGCGTTTAAAGCTAACTGCGCTTTTCGTGCCAATAAACGGGCATTGGTAAGTCCAATCTCCACAAGAGTATGTTTACTTTCGGCAGCAGTAACAAGCATCACTGCGGTCTGGTATGTACCATAAGTAACCACTAATCCAGCCAAGACCTTACCTACTGTTTCATAATTCTGAATCAACGAAGTTGTCATTTGAATACCGTCCATGATAACACTTTCCGACTTTGTTCCCAATTCGTTAAACACGGAATCCAAAGCATCCTGCATCATAGACAACTGACCATTGATAGTCTTTGAAGCATTCTCAGACATATTATAGAACTTACCACCTGCGGAAGTTGCATCAATGAATGCCTGTTGAACCATTTCAGCGGAAACAGCACCTTTGGACATTTCATCTTTCAAAGTTGCGATAGATTTTCCAGTCTTTTCGGAGATAATCTGTAACGGGTTGAATCCAGCGTTTATCATTTGATTCAAATCCTGCCCCATAAGTTTACCCGCTGCTGACATCTGTGAAAATGCCAAAGTTAGCGAATTGAACTTACTGGATTCCCCCATAGAAATATCACTAATGGCTTTCAAGTATTTGATAGTGTCTTCTGCTTGTATGTTAAATCCAAGCATCATCTTTTCTGCTCCAACCATATCTGACATAGTAAGTGGAGAAATCTTAGCCAGCTCCTTGATTTGCGGAATCAGTTGCCCTGCCATATCCTTTCCAACCATAGTCTCAATAGCGGTCTGCATGGATTGAAATTCGCCACGAACACGAATTATTTCAGAACCTAATGCCTTTAATACTCCAGCACCACCAATAACCGCCAATGCTTTCTTCCAAGAAATTGCAATGCCATTGTTTTTTTCTACAACCTCTTTGGCATTATCGTTGTAAAGGGCGTATTCGTCACGGAGCTTTTTCACAGAAAGACGAGCTTCAGCTTGTTGCTGGGTAAGTCCGAACAAAGCTGCCTTTTCTTCATCTAAGGCTTTGCGAGCAGCATTGTATTCTTCCAGCTTACCAGTTGCAGATAGAGGGTTACGCTTTAGTGCTATGCGATATGATTCTCCTAGACGCTTTACATCAGCTTCAATATCTTTAACTACTGTCTTTTGAGTAATAATCTTTTCTGTGAATCCGTTAACAGATTGAGAGGCATCAAAAATTTTCTTTTTAAATCCCATTTCCATTTCAGCTCCGGCTTTAGCAGCATTAGTCACCAGTTCATCCAACTTTTGATTGGATACAGCAAGTTGGGTATTTAGAGTTTTGAAGGTAGCAGGGGATTGTGTTCCATCCACATTTTTCAACTCCTGCTTTAATTTAGCTATTTCACTACGGAGTCTTACGACTTCTTCCCAATCACTTGCGACTTTGAAATATAACTTTGCCATACTTATTTCTTTTTTCTACGATTCGCTAATTCTTTACCACTGATTTTTTTTACTTTTTGACCGCCATAAATTGCATGGAGTTTATCTCGTTGCATCATTAAAAGGTTTCTATATGGAATGACTTCAAACACTTCCGTATAGCTTAAATGGAGAGTGTCAACCAAATGGGCTATTTGCCCGAAGAACGTTGCGTTTCCTACTGTTTCGGTCTTGCTGCCAGCATCGACACGTTCTTCATCAAGCTGACACACTGAAAAGCCGATATATCCATCATAGAGAAACATATTTCCAAAACTTCTTTGATTTCATCAAAGGTTCCGTTTTCCAAAGCCTTAGCCATATTCTCATTACCACAAATAAAACAGGAGATACCTTTTAGCATATCATCTGTGACTCCGGGAAGTTTCTTGATAGCTTCCATGATGTTGTCACCTGTCATCCCAATATTGGAAAAATGATGAATAGCACTACAAATAACTTTGATTGTGGGCGGCTTGATCGTATAAACAACTCCACCTATTTCGACATTCTTAAAATCCAGCCCTAAAAGGGCATCAGAAACTATTTTTGCTGCTTGATTCATTATTCTAAATTGAAACAAGGGTGAAGCGAATACCACCACCTCACCCTTGCTGTTTACAATCGTTTTATCTCAAAATGTTACGCCACTGGTATCAAAGCTTTGATAGCTTCTTCTTCGTAATTGTATTCAGAAGAAACGCCTTTGATTCCCGGTTCTTGAACCATTCCGCGTACTGCAATGGCAATTGCTTTGTCTGTATTAGCTTCACGGGAAATGATACGGCATTTCGGGAAAATAAACCATACATCATCATCAGTCAGACAAAACAATGCTTTGTTGACGATAACTTTGTCCAAGGCACGCTTCCATCCGACATCTTCAGATGTTGCCTGAATAACATCGCCACCCATGAATGCTTTCTTTGTCTTCCAGTCATACTGTCCGATAGAGAAAGAAGGGGAGACTTCTCCCGGCACATCATCGTAACGGTAATTTTTTCCTGTTAACTGATTTTTATGTCCAGTGACAGATGCTTCCGTTTCTTCAATCTGCCAAGTTTCCCCATGCACGTTCAAAACCTCATCTTTCGCCTTAATAGCGGCTTGAATCAAAGTCTTTGCGATTTCGGGGGTAATGTCTGCCGTTACCTTATCAATGTCGGCAAACAAGATTCTTTTAATTCCTACTGCTGAAATCATAATTTTATAGTTTTACATTTAATACTTCAAATAAAATTCTCACATTCACATAATGACACTTTAAAGCTGTATCCGCTTCTATACTGATAGATTCAATAGAGTAACGATAGGTTGTACCATCATAGGTGCTTACTACATCATCAAACAGCTTGCCAGCCTTTCTTTCAAGTTCATTCAAACGGATAGTATTCGCTTCATTCTCGCTTAAATCAGGTACACAAAGATTCACTTCTGCGAAAGACTTCTTCCAATAAGTCCCCGGCTGTTGCTTCTTCGTGTGAATGACAATCCTTTCGGACTTCAATTCACCCGTCAGCGTTTCCCCGTTGGGTACTATGCTTATTCCGAAAGCCTTGCAATCCCGGTAGAGAATGTTTCCTATGTCGGTAGTTACTATCATCCCAATGCTTTGATACGTTGATTGAGAATGTTCAAATACTCGCCCATATAATCACGCTGTTGCAGAAGCAAATCACGTTGGTGTTCATTTTTTACAACTTCTTCAAACTTGGGAGTATCTACAAAAGCACACAGCTTACTAAACTTTTCGGCTAAATCCTGCTGCTCAATAAGCAAACGGTCAAGGAAAGTATCAGCGCACTTATATGTTTCCTCAAACTCATCTTTAGGAAGCCATGATTCTATATCATTATCATACTTCACATGATAGCCATTTATAGACCGTTCTTCTTTTGTTAGCTTTCCACCTACTGCAATCAAGCATTTTTCGTCAGCTTCGCCCATTTTCATAGGTTCAGCTTCAATCTGTTTTGTTCCAATGTACTTTTTCATTTTTCAAATTCTTCTTTTAATCGTTTCTCCGCATGAAGAGCGGCACCACTTAAAACATCATACCCTTTAGATTCTACGAATGATGCGTATTCCGCTTCGTTTTTCAGTGTCAAACCGTCTTTATCGACATCGTAATCATTGGACGTTCTCAAAGTGAGTGTATGGTCTTGATAATCCCCATGTTCCTCTGCGTACTTCACAGCTTCATCGCCTACATCAATCATCTTCTTTTCGACCTCCCATTCTCCTTCATCGAAAAAGGAGTCGACATCTGAGAAATCGAAATCTACATCCATAATTCCGAGTAGTTAAAGTAGTTTGTACTCTTTACCGTGTAGACTTCGCCTTGACCTCTTACGCCATCACCATCCATGCAACGTACTTCATCGCCAGCCTTGACAGTAATTCTTTTCTCACATACTACATGATAATTCGGACGATACACAGAGCCGTTATCAGATGAAAACTCTTTGGTAGTGTTATCATCACAACGGCATTTGCCTACCTCCTGCCAGCATTCACCACCTGTACCGGGAATGGGTCTTCCGAACTCATCCTTAGCCATCGGGGTGATAACTTTAACCTGCAATATGTGTGGAGCGAATATCATAAGAAAGTCACTTTAGGTTTGTTACCCAGTTCGTCTTTCAAACCGTACTGTTTACACAGCCATGAGTACAATTTCATTAGACTATCAACATAATTAGACCAAGACACAGAAAATCCGCTTTCGCTGACCGAAGATGGATTTTGTATCATCCACGGAATTTGCTTTGCACAAGCGACCTCTAATCTTGCCCGATTTTCCTCGGCAAAAGGTTCTTCACCATCCAATCCCGTTCTTGAAAGTATATTTTCAACTACAAGATTAGACGGGGTGTTCTTATCAAATACGCTTAGTACAAACTCCTTGTTACTCATGGCTGCTATCATTCAATATGGTGTAATCAGTTTACTATATGCGGTATAGCTATAATGCGTACAATGTTTAGATTTATAGATGTATCTGAACGGACATTTGGGAACATTAATTCGTATCCCTTGAATAGCCGCTTCCTCTTTCATCGAACACATCATAGCCGGGTTATTTGCAACCAAGAAGACGGGAGGTGTCATGGTCAGTACAACACAATCAGCCGGAACCGTTTCCAAAGTGATAAACTGAATATCCGGCAGACCAACATCAACCGATGGATTCACGTATTCACACTTAGGAGATTCCACACTTGCTGCCTGCACGCTCAACGAAACCAAAGACATCATTAAAAAGCCACACATGGCAAAAATAAAATTCTTCATTTCTTTTCTGATTTATAAAATTAGACAATGGAAGGGTAGAAGCACTACCCTATCCTTTTACTCGATACCTAATGCTTCTTTCAGTTTGGCTGTTGATTCTTCATCCAGTTCTGCAACCTTAGCCAAAAGAGTTTCCTCTTTCATATTGCCGGAAGCCTGCGCACCGATAGATTTCAAAGCATCAATCAAAGTTTTCTTCTCAAACTCCTTTTCAAAGAGGGAAATTTTCACCTCTTTCTTTTCTTCAGGGGCTTTCACTTCGGGATTTTTTGCCTCAATCCGTTCAGCAAGTCTGCGGCTTTCCATATCCAGCACACGGGCTTCCTCACCGACTTCAATCACTTCACCGGGAGTATAATACTTTCCGGTGAACTTGTCGCGGAAAACTGATATAACCTTTACTTTCATATCCTACCCCCTTATGCTGATTGGATGGATGCAATTTCGCTCAAATCGAAATTGGTAATCAAATCTGGATTGGAAATCTGCGGAATCCACTCTGCCGTATATTCCATGTAGCGACCGTTTTTGTCACGGTAGTTAGAGATAAGCATCTGCCCCTCTGACGGGGTATAAGTACGTCCCTGTACCGGGTCTGTCGCTTCATACGGGGTATGATGGCGCATATAACCAATGTTGTCAGAAGGTAACAGAGTAATACGGTTATCCGCGTAAATCTGCACGTTTTTTCCCGTCTGGTCTTTCACATAGTCCTCCTTGATTTCGATGCGAGGCAGACCGATGCCGGTGAACACTTCGGAAGCCAAAGAAGAGGAAACCAATCCCGTACTCAACTTCATTTCGTTGCTGCCGAGAATCATCTTGTACTGCTCACCAAATTCAGATGAACCAAGAACAAGCTTGTTGAAAGATGCACGAGTCATAACCATCTTGGCATAAACGCCATAGTCCGGTGCCAAGGAATGAAGTTCCTCTCTCAAATAAGAGATAAACATATTCTTTCCGTCCACAACCACATCTCCACTTTTCGGCTTGATAAAATTGAACGGAAGGGTAATCTCCAGCAGTTTATTATTGGTCTGACTGGAAGTGATTGCAGCATCCTTGTTGTAAACGGTGGCTTCACCAAGCATCAACAGCGCACCGACAATAATATCCATACGCTTGTGGGCGGCAAGGGTAATCTGACGGTAGTCGTCTGCCAGGAAGTTTACAATCTCTTCCATTGCAGCCTTTTGGTCGGCTGGCTTAGCGGCATTGAACTTGTCAATCAAATCCTGCAATTCAGAAAGACGGTCAATAGACATCTGATAAGCATCACCCAAATAGGCAATCTCACCATATCCGGAACCGATGTTCCGACGTTCACGGATGGGTTTCTCTCCAAAACGCGAATTGATGGAGCCGGCCATAACTCCAGTTACAGAACCGATATAGTCTTTGAACACACGAGTAGTCACTCTGCGGAAAGTAAGATACTGCTGCCAATAGATTGTGTCCTTGCGTGTCTGGTTCACACGTCTGATGATAGCGGAAACAATGTTCGCATCATCGAATAATGTTTGAATCGTTAAAAACATATCCTACCTCCTTACTCGTTAAATTCAAACCATCCCTTCATGTTGGCTTTATCGTTCTCGGAGAACGGCATAACCAATTTTGAGGGTTCAATTTCTGCGGCTGTACGAAGCAATGAAACCAATGTGATTCCGTCCTCAACCTTTGTACGGTTAAACAGAGCCGAATTAGCTACATGCTTTTGTTTTAAACCATCAACTGCAACCGCATTGAATAATACGGCATCTTTGGCGATATTCTCACCAAAAGCAGCCTTAATAGTCAATACATCATAACCGGCATTAGATTTATCAATTGCCGTTACTTCTGCGCCTTTCTTGCCGCTTCCGACAAACATACCCACATAAGCCAAAGAGTTCTTGGCTACTTTGATAGACAAAGCCTCTCCACCAGTGGTATAGGCTTCCACAACTCTCACATTGATTACCGCATAAGCGAACTTGTTTTTCAAGTCCGCACAAATCGGTGTAAATCCGGGAAGAAAACTTCCCACTACCAGGTTCTGCGTATCAAGTTTGAACGGACCACGTCTACGAATGCCGGTCTGGACATCGTAGCGTTCCTCTTGCTCAACGGGCGGAACCAAGTCATACTTAAATCCTGCTGACATAATTAATTCTTGTTTTGTTCAACAATAGTTTTCGTTCCCTCATCAATCATCTTAGCGATAGATTCAGATTCTTTCTCAATCTTCTCTTCCGCTGATTCGGGAGGAACTACACCCTTAAAGCCGTCATTCGCAAACTCCTGCTTCAAGTCCTTGAAGTATGCGTCCAAGTCCTCATCGTCCTTAATGGCGCATCGTTTGGCGTAGTTTTCGGGAATACCATACTCCTTAGCCTTGGCAAGAATTTGCTCCTGCCGGGTAGCTTGCGACTTCTCCGTCTCAAATTGAGCGATTTTATCGGAAAGCGGTTTTACGGCTGCGCTCACTGCATCGGCAATGATTTTAGCCATATCCGGTTGTTGTTCCGTAGTTTGCTGCTGCGTGGTAGTAGTGGTAGTCTCGACTGGCTTACCGTCTTTAAGGTTATGCCTCTTCTCGTAGTTGGTCACTGCTGTTTTTGAAGCATCCCCGGCACGGAAATCACCATAGGAATTTAACATGTCCGAAAAACCGATACCCTCAACAATGGAGTTTACCTTTGTCTCGTCCGTTACACCCTCTGCCTTTTTAGTGGCAATTCGGGTTAAGATAGCAGTGTCCACCCCAGTAAATTTCTGTTGTAGTCCTGCTAGGATTTGTTCTAAGATTGTCATACCGTATGAATTATTAAATTTGAAATTCAATTTACGGAAGTAAAAATACCACCAATGCAGATGATTAGTAAATATTTAAGCTTCCCATTCACGACAATGGATTGATTGTCGTGAATACGGTATAAAAGTAAGAAGGAAGAGGAGAGGAAATAATTGAACGGATGAAAAACAGCAATTGGGTAATTGTTGGAAAATGGTATAAAAGCAGGATGTATAAGGATGAAAGGGAAATAATTAGGTTGTATAGCATTCACCAAGAAAAGGTTGTGAAGAAATCAATTTAAAATTCTATTTTTGCTGTAAAATAAAGTAACAGTATGGACTATATAAATAAAGGAACTTGTATTTTTTGTGGTAAAGATATAACTCAAACGACATTTAAAGAGAAGCCACATACTATGCCAAAAAGTTTGGGTAGCATAAATATTGGTGTTGATATTTGCGATGAATGTAATCACTATTTCGGTCAACCTGACGACTTTGTGTTTCCTAAACTTTGTATAGAAGTTTGTGTTAAAGAAATATTTGGACTATCAAAAGCCTTGCTTAACAGAGAAGATAATTCAGAAAGATTAAAGTCAATATATTTCGAATATTGGAAGTCAAAAAGAAAAATAGTTCTCAAATCACATTTTAAGTTTAATGATAGATTTCTAACAACATTTGCAAGACAATTCAAGAGAGGAATATATGAAATGTTCCTTCAAGAATATCATAAAATAACAGGTAATGGATTAGATAGTCGATTTAATCAAATTAGGAGATTTGCACGTTATAATATTGGAGATATTCCTTTGTATTATTTAGTCAATAATGGAGTTTACTTAATAGAAGAAAAATTTTCATCTCCTAAGTTTCCCTTTTCCGATTCACAATTTAATGATATAGAAACTTATGGATTTTATACATTAATATTGTATGGACAATGGTTCTTTTTAGAAGTTACCCCAAGAGCTGAACTATCTCGTGAAATTTATTTAAAAATGCAATGTGAAAAAATAAATGTTGGCGGATTTGTATATAGAGATTTAATTGAAATAAAAAGAATTACGGATATAGATTTTAGCTTAAGAAGCTTGTTTGGAAGGTAAGTTATTTTTAGGCGTGAAACCGAACGGTATCACGCCTAATTTTTGAATTTAAAAGCTTTGAATTTATAAAGTAGCAGATTGTAATTCTGCTCCGATATTCTTTATAGTATCGAGAATCTTCTTTGTGGTTGATTCTCCAGCGAATGCCAATCCGTTTTTGTACTGGCGCATCTTTGATTCGTTTATTCCCGCTTTCTTGGCAAACTGGCTTACATTAATCCAGTCAAAATAATTAAAGAATGACTGGAGGTCATACTTGAATGTTACATCAATTGCTTCAACTCCACTAGGAAGAACTTTACCTTCTTCGGCTATCATCTCCTTTGCTTCTTTAATACTTTCAAAGAAGTCAGCCTTCGCCTCTTCCACGCTTGAACCATATCCACCCAATCCATGATTAAGTAACATATCATCCGAATAGATGGAGTATAAACCATCTGCTCCCTTTTCAATAATAGCAAGTATCTTCATAACTCTTTGTTTTTTATTTGAAATTTAAAAGCTCTGAAATATGGGTTCTCATAGGGTAGTGAGTGGCAGGGATTAAATCCCCGCCTTCTCTTTAATGCTTTTCAGCGTGCCATCTCTCAACTCTTGACTACCATGTCTTGATACCGGAAAAGTCTGCTTGGTTATCGGACTATACCAAATATCATGATTAGCACCATGACGATGAATAAAACAGCCAGCCTTCGTTAGCACCCTCACTAACTCTGATACTTTCATAATTTCAATGAGCTTTTAAATTCAACACAAAGATAACGTTTTTGTTACTATCATGCAAGTGTATTGCATATAAAAATAACGTTTTTGTTACTTTTAACAAAGTGGTAGCGGAAATCCTATCGAATCACCGCCATCCCAAAGGAGAGCCTAGCAGCCCTTACCCTTTTTCTTTGAACCTTTTTTCTTTCCCATGATTCAAATGTTCTATTTTTCATGTACTAAAATTATAACCCTCGTGATTTTTCTGACTACGAAGCGTTTTTCTGTCCTATTTCTCTGGTTTTAGTGTTTTTTGTTTCCTGTTCTTCCTCGATTTCTTTCAACTCTTCATCAATTCTATCCGCGTTCCCGGCGAACATAATCCCTTCACGCCTGGACCATACTCCACCACTGACAGCAGAAACAGCAGTAGCAACTTTGTCATTCAAGTCATCAATCATATATGGAACCAAATCTGTTTCAATGTCGATGGTTTGGGATGCCTTACTAAACTCGGATGGATTGATGGAGCCTAAAGCGGAGACAATGAAATTTACTCTTCGCTGTAAGAACTCACCGATAACCTCACCGTGATTTTCTACCGCCATGTGTGCGCCCATAAACATGAAACGGAAAGCAGTGCCGGAAGCCTTACCCACACCTTTCAGCGTTTCAAAAGAAATACGTGGAGTATTGGACATATCATAAGCCATGTTAGTAAGCGTTTCTGCTTCAAATTTTACAGTATCTGGCACCTGATTCCACGTCAGATATTGGGCATCCGCACCTTCACCTGTAAGTTTGACCATTCTATCTTTAACCTTACCCATGAAACCCTCTACATCACCAATTAGCTTCAACAGTGGGAAGAAATGATAGTCTATGCAGTCGGCATAATTGGATAAAAGTTTCTCCAAGCGTATACGGAAGGTTTTTATCTTCTTGCAATAAGGTTCAGGACGGTAGGCATAGAGAACCGGCAGTTTGGGGAATCCGTGAACGAAAGAAATTCTTTCTTCATACCCTTTAGATAAATCCCATTGATAGACTGCTTTATCCGTGATAGTCATAAAGCAGGTAACTTCCGAATCATCCATGAGCTTTTTCTTGTACTCACGGGAGAAAGCAATCATCTTGCCTTCATCGTTGAAAAACGGATAAAGTTTATCCCCTCGGAATGGTGACCACAACACGCTTTTCAACTTCTTAGTAGGCTTTACCTTACCTCCAAAGGTAGTCTTCACTTTCTTCCAAAACTTCGCCCAGAACGAATCATCATCGGTCGCGTACCAATACTCGGCTACCTCTTGCTCGGATAACCAGGAACGGACAATCTTCTTGTTCTGGTATTTGATTTTATTGGATTTGAATACAGCTTTGACCGCATCCAACAGCTTCTTTTCGTCATCATCAGTTGGAGTGCAATCCATAGACGGTTCTGTGCCGACCGTGAAAGCGGTTTGAATGTTCACTATATCCTGCTCCAAAGGAATGGAGATACGGTTCACCGGTTCGGTTTTGTACTGTGCTTCAATCTCATAAGTCTTGCCGGTCTTTTCATCGAAAACTTTTTCCGCTTCCTTTTCAAGAACTTTTCTATCTGGATATTTCTCTTTATCCACCATGATTTCATGACGTTCCGGATTCCAATCATCCCAAAGTTTACAACGGTCGGGAAGTTCAGTCTTTCTACCCTTCTTCAAATAGCTTATCTTCTGCCCGATATCGGGCAATGCTAATATTTCTTCTAAACTCAATGGCATAGCTTATATTTTTAGTGTGTGAATATTCCTGTTAAATCTTTCGGTTTCAAAATGCGTCCAAGCAAACAACCCAATACATAATATCTAATGGCATCCATCAAATGATTATATTCATCTACTGGCTCATTGATGTAGTTTCCATCCTTATCTTTGTCCCAAACATATTTCCGAAGTTCAGTAATAAGATTGTAAGAGCGTTCTGTTACAAAGAACTCCATGTCTTTAATCTTATCAATACCCGCTTTGATTGAGCCGGGAAACTTATCTACCGGATAGATATTCACGCCTCTGTTCTTTATCTCTTGAATTAATCGAGGATCTTGTGAATCAGCAAACACTTTCATAGAGAAAGGCTTTAACCTGTTGGCAATAGCCGACGAAAGCATATCCGTTTCATAGAAAAGTTCATCAACATACAAACGGTTATCAATGATGCCACATCTTACAGCAGCGGAAGGATCATTAGTAAATCCGAAATCCTGCCCTATTCCTACCTTTTTGCATTCCCGTGGGAACTCTTTCACAATACCCCATTTCTTGAACACCGCACCTTCTGCCACATCAGCCCAACGGCCGATAACGACATGAGCGTACTTTTCAGGATTGTTCGCTTTCATATCCTCCACTTCTTTCAAGAACTCTGGTGAAAGATTCTCTAGGTTATCTAGGTAGGTAGTATGAATGTGGAGTACATTCGGATGTGTGGAAACCTGAACTTGCACACCATCAATCTCTACAAGCTTGTGAGTATTCTCTATGTACTTTTTATAGATGAAGTGATTGGAATCACACGGATTCATTATAATGATAATCCGGTTCTGAATCCCCTTTTTACGGATAGAGAGCATTATTTTATCGAACTCTTCCTCATTCGTCCACTCTTCCGCTTCATCACAGACGAAAGTAGTAATCCCCTGAATAGATTTTAGTTTTGCTGTCTGATTACCAGAAGAAGTCTTGATGCCTCGGAACATGATACGGCTATTAGTCATTTTATTGACTATATCCGTCTTGGTAGTCTTGAAATACTTAGTTGTTCCGTCTAGCTCTATCTTCTCCATCATTTCGGGAATGATAGACATACCAGCGGAAACCATCGTGTAACGGGTGTAGAGAACCTGATGCACTATCTTCTCTACGGGAGTCATTTCAAAAGTCAACCGTTCAATAAAGGTGGAAGCATTGAAGGATTTGCCGGAGCCACGACCGCCGGTGATAAGAATAATGAATTTATCCGTATCAGTGTATAATGGATAGTAAATTTCTTGAGGTACTATCATTTCAGCTTGTCTTTAATCCAGGAATCAATACTAATACCGTGGTTTATGTCGGCAGGAATATCAGCATCTTCATCCTGTTTACGTTCAATCCTCCTCCAGTCTTCATCGTAATGGTACAACCATGTCATTTGAGCACTCAAATTGGGAGCCAATTCACCTTCTACAGTTTGAACTTCTTCCTCACCTGTCAGTTTACCGTCCTTATCCCGCAGCTTTCGAACAGTAGTGTTCTTTGTTTTGATACCACCAAGGGCCATAGCAAGGAACTTTGCTCGGACAAGAGAGTTTATTGCACAACGCGCGCGTGAGAGGGTTTGACTTAATTGACTGAACTCTTTTTTCTTCCTACAAAAAGTTTCCGGTTCAATTCCAATGGCATGAGCTATTTCTCCGTCAGTGAATCCCTTTTTGGCATACGACTCTACGAGAGAAAGAAATTCCTCGCTTGCGTAATCAAACTTAGGCTTTCTTCCTCCTTTACCTTTTTTGTTTTGAGATTCACTTTTTGTCATAATCTTATCCGTTAGCTAAACCTCGGCTAGCAGTTGTGTAACCCCTTCTATCTCTGAATTTGGAGAAAGGAAGCAGTGAAGAGTCTACTTTTAAACTTCTTGCCAGATTTTGGGTTACATTATACCCTGCACGAGAGATTCGTTGGTTATTTGATATGTTTCTTGCAATATTACCACTTGCTGCATAGGTTTTTCTCAACCTTTTTGTTGTTGAAAGAATTTCGCTGTAACTTCTTTGTCTTTTTCTGACTCTGCTTTCCTCCTATAATTAATCTATTCTCTCTACTTGTTCATCGAATACCTCTCCCTTGATAAATTTCATATCTGGATCATAACCGAACCTTTCACAGAAAGCCGCTTTAGCTTTATAGGAATCAAAGGACAACATCACGTAGGCATCCATGTCCTCGGCTTGCTTTTGTGCGTTCTCCTTAACCTGCTGCTTGACCTCTTTCATGTGAACAACCTTTTCGGCACGCTCTAACTGTTTAGCGGCTTTATCGGCTTCTTTCTGTTCGGTAACAGGCGACATCATATCAGACAAAGCATCAGCAATGGAGCTTTCTTCTTCAGTCTGCAACAGATAATCAACACCAATCATGTTTAGGTCAGCATCAGTCAGACCAGCATCTTTCCAATCAATGTCAGGAACAATCTGTGCAAGAGCATCAAAATCCCATGTACCCTGTGCGTTCGGGTTGTTCATCAGAATATTTAATTCCTTCTCCTGTTTTTCGTCCACATCTATGACATCAACACGAATGCGATAGTCGTTATCGGGGAACTTCTGCAATTCGTCCATAACAGTCAAACGTTGGTGTCCGCTGACTACTGTAAGACCTGTACGCTTATTAACGACAATTCCACCGACTAACCCGAATTTCTTGATACCACGTTTTAATGTCTTACGTGATTCATCAGATAGTTTTCGAGGATTATAATCAGCGAAGTGAATGGCAGAACGATTAAGTTCTACCGATTCACTCTTTATGTATTTACTTAGTTCCATGTTATCCATTGCTTAAACCTGTTGCACGATTAGCTACCTGTTTACGCGCTAGTTTTCCCATGGTACTATTATAGGCATTAACTATACTTAAATTACGCCTTGTAAATCTCGTGCCATACCGGCTTTCAGCTTCTCTCTGTAATCGAGAGGCTTGAGCTGTTATTTGTGATGCAGTTTTATTTCTTCTTCTGACTCGGCTATTTGTTTTTTATTATTATACTCAAATAAAATTCTTTCACTCATAGGAAATACCCGATAGATTCGTTGTAAATCCTGCGGATAGTTCTCTTTTAACCAAAGCATACAATCAAGATTGAAACCTACTCCCGAACTGGCTTTCAATGAATATCGAACTGGTTCGGGTAAATTGTACTGCCTCATATAAGCAAGAATATCCTTTTGTGTCCAATCAGCCAAAGGATAAACCATACCGTTATTCTCGTAACCGTTTACCTCATACCCCTTCAGCATAAGCCTACGATTCATACTATCGGCTTTCTTCATCCCCAAGAACGTGTAATAAACTCCATACTTTAGCTGCATAGCTTGTACTACATCAGCTAACTTCAACAACTTAACTTTTGGATTAGGGACACAATACAACCCACCACGAAGAATGTAAGTAAGATTCCAGTGAGGCACTTGCACAAACTCAATCTTTGGATATTTGGCTTTTGTCCAGCCAATCCATCGGTTTATGTGCTCCAAGTCTTTGACGAAGTACATAAACACACAAACGATCCGATCAAACTTTGGATAGATTAAATCAAGTAAGACAAGCGAATCTTTACCCAAGGATAAAAACAGTAAAGCCTCATTCGATTTTACCCGAATAAGGTCTATATACCGGTTCGCTTGCTCAACTTTATTCATAGCTAACCACCAGATAATCCAAATGAAACACGAAGATCACCGTAACGTTGTCTACGTGAACCTAACTGTGTGGCACTTGCTGTACCTCTACGATTGGCAACCAATCTACCACCTGCCCCTGCACCATTCATATTTCTGCGAGGTCCGGCTACTCTGTTAATTCTTCTTGTGACTCTGCTTTCTAATTTTAAAAGTTAAACAAATCAATCTATATGTTTTTCTAATATCTTGCCCAAAGTATAATCCATCTGGGCGGCAAGATACTCTTCGCCTTGATACTTGTAAACAATATCATTACCGTTTTCATCTGTAAGAATAACTGCTTCTGCTGCTTTCACTTCAACGATAATATAAGGACGTTTACCCGTATATACACCTGTCAGAAGCTTGATTGCATCGTACTTGATAGGCTTCAATTCTACTTCACCTTCTTCAGGCAGTTCTGCATCAGCCGGATATTCTTTACCGCCACATAGGTAAGTGATATACTTCTTAGCGTTGGTTGGTCTGATTTCACGGTATTCGTGGGTTTTCTTGCCTGCCAAGATTTCATCGAAATACTTCTGTTTGATGCTTAATGTAAGAATGTTCATAATCGTGTCTTTTAAATTAATAATTAAGTAGTTGCGGGTAACGGATTCGAACCGCTGACCTTCACCAAGTCAAAGTGACGAGCTGCCCACTGCTCTAACCCGCGATAGTACCCCAAAGGTACTACCACAACCAAAGATAATGAAATATCTTCAATCGTTATACACGACAATCGGTTTATTGTCGTGAACTAAGCCAAATATCACGTTCTTCTCTGCAAGCTTTTAGCGTTGGGGCTACTGTAGCAAACAGATTGCCGCTTTCAGTACGGTAGTCATACTGGTACATTCGCCTTACTTTACCTTTTAGTTTTATTGAGAAAGTGCAGTAGTTCTCTTTACCTGGTTGGCAGACGCTACAACCGTTTTTGTTTATTGAGTTCATAACTAATCTATATTTAAAGTTTTACATTCAATCTTTCTACGCTCGTATCAAAAATCACATGTGTGCGTATATTGCTTTTTCAGGCTCTCTAAGGCTTTTTCTGTAACAAGATATGTGTAGCATTCATTGCTGCCAATGCGCTTAATAGAGCGTGTTTCTTTGAGAACAATAGGCTTGTTGAAGATAACTTCATACTTGTTGCCGCAACTCGTTATCAGAAAATCAACACTACGTTTATATTCGTCCAGTTCTGTTTCTTTGTATTCACCTTTAGGGATGAAATTGGGATTGGGTACTAAGTAACCTTCTGCTATTAATACGCTATTCGAGTTGTATACTTTCATAATCGTGTTATTAAAGATTCATATATAAACAAGTCAGATCACATTCTTCATCGTAGTCGTATTCAAGTGATACAGGTGCAAAGTATTGTTGTATCTTCTTTGCTGCTGTTTCATTTTTACCCTCAAAAGAGAAAGTAAAAGAGCGTTTGCCTCTGACTGTTATTTCAACCGGTATGCCTGCTACCTTAGTCATGTTGTTTTCAAGTTCTTGTTTTGTCATAATCGTATATTTAAGCGTTAATACCAATTGCATTTCTTATAAAGTCACTCGCTTGCTCTATTGACATATCCAACTTCTTTTGAATCAGAATAAGCATACAGCTTACTTGCTCTTTTGTATTTAAGTTGCCTTGTACAAATTCAGACATGATGAACTTTTCTATTGTTTTTTGTTTAATTACTGATGTTGCCATAATCGTGTGTATTGTGGTAGCCCGAAGGCTACCGGATTAAACCAAACCCAATCTTTTCGCAATGTAAGCGTCATGATTAATCTCGCCATAAGAGGCATATTCATTCGGGCTGTTTCTTTCAAGGGTTCTGCGATACTCATCGCACAATTCTTGCGCCTCAATCTGCGTGAGATTTGATGCTATTAGACACTCTTTGTTGCCAACTATCTCTTGTATGTATACAAACCAAGTATTTTTGCTTTTCATAATCTTCTGTGTTACGCAGGGCTTTTGCCCTGCTGGTTAAGCTTAGTTTATTTCGTAATAAGGTTGCTCGCCTCTAATAACTCTCTTTGCATCTGCAATGCTATCATACAGCCTTGCTTCATCATTGTCTATGATTACAAATTCTTGATGAAAGCCATCTTCAAATATTGTTATTGTGTGACCTTTGTAACTTACTTCTTTTATGATCTTCTTTGTTGTCATAATCGTATATCTTTTAATTGCTATTATTATTTAATACCGCAAAGTTTTGAAACTTTCAGTAACTCTTTATCGCTCATAAATATGAGGTCGAAGAAAACACCCTCATCAAAAGGCTTGTTTTGCGATAAAGCGGCTGATTTCATTTCAACCATGATTCTAGTAATCAATTCACCTTTTACCTTATCACTCATTTTTGTTGCCATAATCTTTATATTTTAATTGTTATTACTTCGTTTTTGATGATGCAAAGATAGTATATTGTGTTACAAATAATACTATTTATGTAGTTAATAAATTATAAATATATTATTTTGTGTAACGTATAATAATTATATGAGTATATTTGCATCATGGAAAAGGAAGATAAAAGAAGAGTTATACACGTAGAAATGAAAGCAACTGGTAAGCATAGGTATTTTGCTTCACCTGCTGCCATCTATGATGTATTTTCAAGTCAAGAACTCGGAATTGCCCGACAGTCACTTCTGAACTACTGGCAAAAAACAGAAGCCCCCTATGAGAATGCTGTTTGCATAATCAGAAAAGGGGAGTTAGAACGTAAAAAGAAAGGATAAATTTATGTTGAAGCTATCAGAGATAAGAAAAACGTATGAAGATTTAACAGGAAAGCTAAGTGACATTAATCGCCAATTATGCTTCGCAGGATTTGGTATTATATGGATTTTCAACAAAACTGGAAATGAAACAATAATACCAAGTGAATTATATGAGCCAGCTGTATGGCTAGTGATTTCGTTAGCTATTGATGTGATACAATATGTGTATTCATCTATAGCATGGGCTATTTATTATACCACAAAGCGAAAGAGGAATAAAAATGATGACAAAATAGAGGTTGACGAGCCTACAGGAATTAATTATCTTACATGGATTTTATTTTCTGCTAAGGTTATAACTATGTGTATCGGTTTTTATAAAATAGGATTTTTCTTAATTTCAAAATTATAATATTATGGCAAAAACAAACACCCCAAAACCGAGTACCCCAAAACCGAGTACCCCAAAATCTATTCCTTCACACGGAAATGGAGGTAAAATAACCGAAGTTAATGGTACTGGACCAAGAAGACCAAAAAAGTAAATTAAAAAGCCGGAGTTAAGTGCTCCGGCATATTAATTGATTAGCCCTTTAAATTTTAACCGATTTACGATTTCGGTGTAAAGATATTCTATATCTCCACTGAAATCCCCATAATTCTGGTACAGAAACACGACATCAGTACAATTGTCGGAAATTGTACTCTTGGACTGAACCCCCAATACTCTTGACATTTCTTCACGTAATCCGGCTGTCATTTTTCCACCGGCAAGCGAGCTTGGAGAAAACAAGTACAAGATGATGAAGATAAATTTTTTCCGCTGGGTCACACTGTCAATATTCGGTGGACATCCCCTCTCATTCAGTACCTCAACGAATATTTTGTAGATTTCATGGATAAGGCTTTTATCTTTCAAAATCGGGGAAGTTAAGATATTTTCTTCCTCTGAAAGTTCTGATTTTTCGATACGAATCTTTTTAAGACGAATTATTTTATTAAAATCCAGCTTCATAACACGATTATTTAAAAAGTAAATAGTATATTTGCATCATAATCGTGTAAGATTTGGGAGAATCAATGCTTGGTCGTGCTGGCAGATTCTCCCTTTCTATTTTAAAGGATCAATCATTTGTTCTCTGTCTTCCATTTTTCTTTTAAGATTACTGTATTCATCTTCAATACACTTGCTTATCTTAGCTGCATCTTCGTAACGTTCGGCTTTTATAAGTATTCTTCTTATCTCTTCAAGCTGATTGATGTATACGATGTCGTTACGATCCGTTACGTGCTGAATATAACTTTTGATGTCATTCAGCTTGACCTCCATGCGTCTGTGCCATTTGCCTATCAAAATTACAATGATGGCAACAGTTGTAGCATTTAGGATGAATAATGCGATTTTAAGTATTAATTCTGCAACTTCGCTTATTGGTATGGCTATTCCTCCTTTAGTCAACTAACACAAACTCGTAAGCAAATACAAACGGATTACTTTCCCATGTGCCTTTGCCGGAAACTTTATCTATCAAGAACGAAAAAGCTTGTTGAGCTACATCTGTTGATAAATATCCTCTTTTTGTATGAGGGGTATGATATCTCTTTATTCCATTATTATCAGTATACGCATGAATAATTCCTTCTTTCAAGCAATCTTCATCTGATATATCCTGTAGGCGTTCTACTTTTACATTGGTTATCTTTATGTGATGTTTACAAGCATATGACTTAACGAACATCTTGTTATTCCATCCTGCGGAATTCTTCATGAGGCCACGAATGCTTAAATCTTTCGGATGCCTGTCTAGTGAGTCTGGGGAATAGCCTAAATCCCTATAGCTTTGTGCAATGGCAACAACTTCGCCAACCTTGTAAAGGGGATTATTCCATCCTGTAAAATCTCCATCTTTATTTTTCCACCCAAATGCACCAAATAAAGGAGATACTAGGTTCCCTTCGTTATCATAATCTTTAGATCCAAAAACGGGAAATACAATATCCCAACTTTCATCAGGTCTATCGTATTTACAAATCCTTCTCGTCATAGTCTTCCGACCTTCCAATACGGCTTGGGTTAAGCCAAGTTTATCATTGAACATTATTTTCTTCATGATTATTCCTCCTTGATTAATTCAGGATTATCGTAGATGTTGCCTACAATCTCTTCCATTACATTATAGTTACAGAATGGCAATAATTCTCCACTATACTCTCCGATATATCCAAAACATCCGTCTTTTACACCTACTTTATTATAGATTCTTACGCCTTCATCTTCACCCATTAACAATATATCCCCTTCGTAAATTTCCTTACCGTTCTTGTCAAGTAATCCGGTGAACTGACCTACGGTTTCGGGAATGACCTTACTTCTATTAAACATTTCAGTAGCTTCGCATCCATATTGGGAAAGTTTATTGCTGAAAATAGCCATTTCACCACTTTCGTACTGAATCAAGTCACCAAATATCCATTCGTTATTATATAAGTTTTTTCCTCTGAATTTTATTGTACGATTCATTTTATTCCTCCTTCTTTACCAATTCAACTTCTGTCGGCTCTTCATCTTCCCATTTTACTTCGGGGAATAAAGAAGAGTCTAGCTTATAGAAATCATGGGGATTGTCACTACATAATTGCCAACTTTCCGAATACTTCACGGGTTGCTTCTTATAAAGGCATAAATCCCCGTCTTTGTCTCTTGCTACATACATATTAGTCTCCTTTCTCTTTAATCCGTTCTAGTACATCTCTGTTGGCTTCCAGTATTTCATCGAAAGATGGTATTGGCATCCAATGTGTGACTCCGCTATCAAAAGTACCCAATGTTACATCTGAATAAAATAGTCCTGCACAATAGAATAAAGCACGATATGGATTGCGACCGCCTGCCACAAATACCCATCCGCTTTCTTTCGGCAACCTATCTTCTACACTTATCCACGGGGATTGCTTTGCATGCCATTCTGCACCTTGAATGAAATTCATTTCTCCAAATTGTGCTAGATATTTGCCCGACAAAGTTCTATCAACAGTTCTGTGATTAAACAAGATATTTTCTCTTGCTGCTGCTTCTAATTTCTGTTTCATACTACTCTGTTTTACGCAAATCCTTGATAATTCTTCAAGAACTTGCAAGGTTTTACTCTAATTGATTCGTACATACTTACCTGCGATATCGCAAGTTCTTAATATATCGGCATTATCTTCACCGAAAGCTATTAGGATACTGCCGCACCCGGGCGAGTCCCCACGAGTCCCATCCGGTCGAAAGAAGCGAATCCGGTTCCGTAGAAATTTCATAGCTGTTGCTTTTTCAAAGATGACATCTTGGAACATCTTTGAATCGCAACGATTGAAAAGTAATGCGATTCCGTTTCCATGCTCTGCCAGACGTTTAACGAACTGTTCAATAAGCGGACGGGAATAAGGAGGATTTAGCCAAACACGACCTACCCAATCTTTAGTTAATCCGTCATGGTTCTTGTTGTACATGATTTCTGCTGTTTGCCAAAGTGGGTTAACCGGAGCACATGGATCTAAATCGAACTTTCCCAATGCGTCTATAATTTCTTTTGGCGTGTACCATTCATCGGTGGTATTAACCGATTTCTCAAAGGTTGTATTCATTGAAAATATTTTAATTAATTGTATCCATCAGGTGGTCCGCTATCGCATACACCACCAGGTAAAATAAGATGTTCACTCCTAGGAGAAGGAGGATGTTTAGGAGTATTCTCATAACTAATCCAGCTTCTCGTTACTTTCGAAAATATGAGCAAACGTACTTTTTTCATCTGATAGATCGAGTCCAAGTTGTGAAGGGTGACGTTTGATGTAATTATAAAATGCGAACATCTTTTTGTCATCGTCACCGCAGCGGTCTACCAACAGCCGGATGAAAGCCAGAAGACAATCGGAGTCGTTTCCGAAGTTTTCCTGTGTGGAGAACTGTGTTTTATCCACATCTTGTTTCAATTTCCGGATCGCGGCTATTGCTGTGTTGAAATTGCGTTTCGCATCGTGGCGTAATTCATAGCCTTGCTTTCCCATTTCGCTTCTCAAATCATAGAGAAGGGTTTCTACGACATCTGTCAACACATAGGTTAAGTTGAGAGTCGTATTAAGATTTGTTGTTCCTACTAACATGATTTTATTTATTTCTTATTTGGATAAATCCACGTTTTTCTGTCTCTCTAAGGAGTTCCATATCTTCTTCCTTGATATTACAAGGTGTTTCTCTATTGACACTCATATAAGATGATATGCCGAACTTCTTTCGTATCTTTTCTATGACTTTCCATTCTTTGGTAGTCCAGCATATTGTAACATTCATTTTCTTAAACTTTTTCCTATGAATTTCACTCGTGTAGTAATGGAAACCAATCTATCCATAGTACGTTCCCCATACTTTTGGGAGATTTCACTAAGCGATAGGTTAGTGGTTAATATCAAGAGCTTTCCCCGCTTTTCCGCTTCATCAACAATTTCGCAGAAGGCAAGTCTTTTCTCTCCAAATTTCACGCTTAGATTCTCTGTTCCGACATCATCTATGTAGATGATATGTTTTGCTTTCACAACGTCTATATTAGCGTTCATCTGTTGTGCGTCATAACAAGCTACAATCTTCCGACAATAGTGATTCAGAAGTAGGGGAATGATCTTCCAGCATATAAGTGATTTCCCTCGTCCACAATTGCCATGGCATAAAAGTCCACGCCCGTTATTTCCTGAAAGCCACGAGGCTATTTCCTCGTATTCCGGTAGCCATTCGGCATTTTCCGTGAAATAGTTCAACCCTTGCCAAAGGATATTCTTTGCATCTGGTATCGCTATGTTCACAAGATTGGGAACAGGGTTAAATCCAGTCTTCCTAAGATTGTCGATTGTTTTTTTAAAGTCTATTTGTTCCATCTTTCCTCCCATTTTCTTTCCTGTGGCGAATCGTATTTGTCAGGAGAGTTATCTTTGAGAACCACACCAATATCAGTAGTTGGCTTGGCCGGTATTTTTTCCCGATTTGCCCATGTTGCCAACCTTTTAGGAAGTTCCCAGGTCTTTTCAAGTTCATAGCGCATTTTAGTTTCTGATTTGTTCAGTTCAGACCAATAATCAAAGAAGGAGCGAATCATTTCCTTTTGATACTTACCGACAAAAGGTACAAGAGATTGATAAAAAGATTCTTTTCGAGAGAGAGTAGCGGCTTTAGCCGCGTTTTTCTTATCTCCGTAAGGAGATTCTTTAGTATTATCTTCTTCATCTTTCTTCTTATTATCGCCCTTAGCTTGCCCCATTTTTTCAACAACTGCCCTTAACTCCGCCCTTAATTCGCCCAAAGCATTATTTAACTCTCTGATTTCTTTATTGTTATCTATGTCCTTGTCTATGCCCTTGGGTATGCCCTTGTAGGGGTTGTATTCATCATACTTGCATAAAGTTATCACAGTCATGCCTTGTTTGTTACAAGTCGTTATCATGCCTCTCTTTTTCAGTTTGGCAAGAAAATAGCGCACTTTCTTTTCAGACCATTGCCAACGCTTCATCAAAAACGATATAGATGCTGGATATTGACCTCTTGAATAAGAGATTTCCCGAC